ATCCCGCATTTCAAGGCGTGGGTGAGAAGGGAATACACAGTCAATCACGAAAGATACCATGGCGAGTTTTTACACGCGATGGTCATTGCTGTGACTACGATGCCCACGCGATGTTTAAGCTTTCAAGTAATCTTTACTGGCTGTGAAGCTGATGATGACGAGGAAATGGAAAACGTCCATGGGGGAGCAATGTGGGCGCGTATGCCAATCACTGCCTTGGTCGGAGATACCCCGTTTGAAGAGTGGCCTGTACCTATGGCCGTACACGATGCCCAGCCGTGGGATTGTTCTTCACACAACCATGCGGTGTATGTATTAGATCGAGCCACACCCTGTCCATGGCTTGCCAAGATTGATGGTGATTTCTATCCTGCGAAGTACATGTTTACGGTGGATTATGCGGAAAATGAGATTGCAGATGATCCTGCACAGCACAAACAATCGCATGTTATGGAACTGTTAGACGCGGGTCCGTGGACTGGAAATATTGTGGCATTGCCAAATAATCGTGTTAGAGTCACTCATCCAGCCTGGTTTGAAACTGGGAAAGGTGCTCCTGATTTTAAACCTTCTCAGCATATTCATTACAGCAAATCAGACTTGGATTATACTTTGGATGTCAATAGAATATTTGACAACCTATACGCAGACAAAGAGTAAGCCATGGCAACTGAACGCGGCGTAGATGATATAGATAAAGAAGTTCTGGATATTGAAGATAATACGAAAGAACTTGAAGTTGGCTTTGATGGTGAAGAAATCACCTCAATGTTTGACGGCCTTGAAGATGAAAACATAGAGACTCTTGAAGACGGCACCATGCTGATTGGTGAGCCGCCTATAGAGCAGATGGATTCCCAAGAAGACTTTTACGCCAACCTGGCAGAAAGCATCGATGATGCTGAGTTAGGACGTATTTACAATGACGCTATGGGAGACTTCCAAGCAGACAAGTCTTCCCGAAAAGAATGGGAGCAGCAATACAGGGAAGGTCTTGAATACCTTGGCATGAAGTTCGAGGAGCGTTCTGAACCTTTTGAGGGTGCCTCTGGTGTAATTCACCCTCTACTTGCAGAATCAGTAACTCAGTTTCAGGCACAAGCTTACAAAGAGATGTTGCCTTCGGGTGGTCCGGTTAGGGCGCAGACTGTTGGCTTCGCCACCCCCGGCACTGATTTACAGGCAGCGCGTGTACAGGAGTACATGAACTATCAGATCACTCAGGTCATGAAAGAGTACGACCCTGAGACTGACCAGCTACTGTTTTATCTCCCGTTATCGGGAAGTGCATTCAGGAAGGTTCACTTTGATCAGACATTAAATCGAGCAGTGTCTCGATTTATTCCATCTGAAAAGCTAGTAGTGTCTTACGGTGCATCTAGTTTAGAAAGCGCAAACCGAATTACCCATGTTATTGATATGTCGATCAATGATGTGAAGAAGATGCAGCAATCGGGGTTTTATCGAAAAACCTCAATGTCGAATATTTCGGATAACTTGAATAACCAAGATGGTATTCAAGAAGAATTAGATGAGTTGCAAGGCGTTAAGCCTTCGTATGCCAACAACGATGAATGTGAAATCTATGAGATGCACATTGAGTTGGATATACCTGGCTATGAAGACGTTGATCGAAATGGAGAGTTAACGGGTATTAAGTTACCTTACATTGTCACGCTTTCTCCTAGACAATCTTCTATTCTATCCATTCGCAGAAACTATGATCCAGTGGATCCAATGCGTAAGCGCGTGGATTATTTTGTCCATTACAAGTTTTTACCAGGCGTGGGATTCTATGGCTTCGGCTTGACCCACATGATTGGCGGTCTGTCTCGAGGGGCCACCTCCATCTTGAGACAGTTGATTGACGCGGGAACTTTATCAAATCTCCCTGCTGGATTTAAAGCCCGTGGCATTCGTATCAAAGACAATGATACGCCACTCCAGCCTGGTGAATTCAGAGATATGGATGCCCCAGGAGGGTCATTGCGTGATGCTTTGATGCCGCTTCCGTTCAAAGAGCCAAGCGGTACATTATTGAATTTATTAGGAATGCTGGTTGAATCAGGCCAGCGTTTTGCCTCCATTGGCGATATGCAGATTGGAGATGGTAATCAAGCCGCTCCTGTGGGTACGACTGTTGCGTTACTGGAACGCGGTAGCCGTGTGATGAGTGCAATTCATAAACGACTGCATTATTCACAGCGTATTGAGTTTGGGTTATTGGCTCAAGTCTTTAAGACTTATATGCCGCCGGTTTACCCATACATGACAGCTAATGGTGACCAGTCGGTTAAACAAGCTGACTTTGACGATCGTATAGATATTATTCCGGTATCTGATCCAAACATTTTCTCAATGAGCCAACGTGTGATGATGGCTCAAGAAATGTTGCAGATGGTTCAGGCAGCACCAGAGATTCATGGACCCATGGGGATTTATGAAGCATACAAGCGTATGTATGAAGCCATGGGGATTCAGCAAGTTGAGCAGTTATTGCCGCCTCCTCCACCCCCTCCAGCCCCCCTTGGCTGTGCGGAGGAGAACGGCATGTTCGTTACGGGTCAGCCTTATCAGCCTTTCCCTGAACAAAACCATGACGCTCATATTGCTTCGCATTTATCTCTTTATGGCACAGCCTTGGCTCAAATGAATCCTCAGATTCAGTCGATTATTCAAAGCCATATCTATGCCCACATTGGTATGAAGGCCCAGCAAATGGCTATGCAAGATCCTGAAGTAATGCAGATGCAACAACAGATGCAGCAAGTACAGCAAATGCCTATGGGTGGTATGGGCGGTATGCCACCACAACCTGGAATGGCACCCCCCATGAATCCTCAGTTACAGCAAATGCAGATGCAAATGCAAAATTTAATTGAAAGTAAGGTTGCTGAGATCTGTGCTCAGTTGATTGAGCAGATTGCGCCAAGCTTTGCACAGCAAGAGCCTAATGATCCTTTAGTTGATTTACGAAGAAAAGAGCTGGATATCAAAGAAGAAGACAATGATCGAAAGGCAAAAGATGCAGATCAGCGTATTGCGCTTGATAGAGAGCGATTAAGAGAGCAAAGCCGATTGACTGAAGAAAGAATAGACTCTGCTGAAGACATTGCTGGTATGAAGGACGAGCGAACCAAAGAGCGTTTGGATCAGCAACGTGAGTTAAAAATGGCAGACATGGCAAACAAGTCGATGAAGGATATGACCGACACATTTTTTGGGAGAAACAAATGAGTAGTGTAAGACAAAAACGTGCTGCGGTTCAAAAAGCAGCCAACAAACGTGAAGAAGAATTTCGATTAGCGAGTGAGAAGATTACCCAACTAGTTGAAGAAGTAGAAGCAACTCCGGTTCCTGAAAAAGAACCAGAAGTTGTAGAGGCTCCAAAGGCCAAAAAGAAAGCAGCCCCTAAAGCTAAGGCTAAAGCCAAATCACCTAAGAAGCTCAAGTAACGAACAGGAGAAGACCATGAGTGGTATTAAGCGCCAGACTTCGTTCCCAGATCCCAAGGTTTCTGTGGATAAGTTTAATGTAAAAGATCAAGGCACAGTTGACTATGCCAAGATAGAAGATGTTGCTAACCCAGGCGCACCTAAGCCTTATGGCGCGGGTAAGTCTAGAGGTGGTGGTGCAGCATTGCGCGGCACTAAGTTCGAGGGAATTTTCTAGCAAATGTTTCGCGCTCTTCAAGGCCAACGGGGCCAAACAAGACAAGCTCAAGGCTTAGGAATGGGTCGGAATCCAAGTGCGCCTCCTCTTTTTGGTGTAAGTGGCGGTCAATTTGGGCAGTTAGGCAGAGGCCAAGTGTCAGGGCCGTCTTTGGAAGAAGTGTTGTCTCAGCGCGGCTTTAAAATTCCTGAAAGGCCCACTGGCGCAGAACCCTCAATTGCGTTGATGTACAAAGACCCGCTTACGGGAAAAATGACATCTGGTGGACCTCATTCTGCAAGCCACGCTAACGCCATGAGTAAATTTTACGAGCAAAACCCAGAAGCTCTTGATATTGCGAAGCAGCATCAACAAGACCAACAGTATAACCCAGGCGGGGTTGGCGGTCTTCACCAAGGCCCACTAGGACCACCACAAGAAATAATGCCTGGTGGTATGCAAAGTCAACCTATGCCGCAACCGATCCGAGACAGAAGAGCAAGAATGGATATACATCTAGCCCCACCAACAAGACCTAGCATGGGAAACCCTTCTGGCTCTTTAGGCGGTCAGATTAGACCCAACCCATATTCTGCTCCTCCTCAAATGGGTGGAGGATTTGGTGGACAGATGGGTGGTGGAATGGGAGGAGGCCAAGGCATGGGTCAATTCATGCAGTTTATGCAAACTATGATGCAGATGTTTCAACAGTTTCAAGGTGGTGGCGGGCGAGGCATGGGTGGTGGCTTCCGAGGGCCATCTCCATTTATGCCACAACAGCAGCAGTATGGGCAACGTCAGCCGCAACCAGCACAACTTCGAGCACATCAATCTCTTCAACCGCGAAGAATGTCAAATCAATTTAATCCTAACAACGCCGTTGGTGGATATTAACTATGAATATTAGAATACCTTGATCACAAGGCATTGATATTGATGAGATTCTTGGAAGAGCTTCAACAATTCCCAGACCTCCGTTAAATAAAAAAAGACCATTGCCTAAAGAGCCAGAAGAAATAGGAGTGGATTATCAAAGTCATTACGACAGGCTTGCATCTAGGATTCCTCCTAGAAAGCCAACTCCATACACAGGTCCAGTTCGTAGAAGAGAACTGATATCTGGAGAATCTCCATCTCCATCTCAGCCTCCTTCGCCTCGACGTTCACCAAATATAATGGGATCAATACCAGGAGCAGGCGGTACTACAACTATCAATATTCCTGGTGTTGGGCCGATTCAATTGCCGATGCCGCAAAGCCCAGCTACAACTGAGGCAGATCCTAGAGAATTTGAAGATAAAGTTTTTGGTCCAAAAATTGATCCAAACGCTAGTGAACTGGATAAATTAAAGGCTCAGTACGACCACCTCTCAGGAATAAGATTTTTTAGAGATCCTGGGCCAGGGCATTGGAATGCAATAAAAGAACTTGCTCAACAGATTTATGGTTTAGACAATACTTTTGAAAGCCCGTACTTGCAAACAGAAACTCAACCTCAAAAAACAAATCAAACCCCCATTTTTGATGAGGAAGAGTC